TACTAATCAAAATGGTTATTATTTAAAAGATAATGATGAAGGTTTTAGTTGGGTTGCCAACTTTACAGGTGGTGGTTTACAGTGTACATCTGGCCCAATAAATGATAGAGCTTAATTATGGCATATACATACGCAACACTTACAACAACAATTAGAGATTACACTGAAGTTGATGACTCCGTATTTACTCAGGCAGTAATAGATAATTTTATTATGCAAGCAGAGCATAGAATTAACATAGAGCTTCCTATGGACTCTGATAGATTTGTACAAGAAGGTACATTATCTACAGATAATAATACAATTAATTCTCCGGCCGGTGCATTATTTATTAGAGGTGTTGAAGTATTTAATTCAACAACGGATTCTACAGGTACAGGTACTTGGTTAGAGAAAAAAGATCAAACATATTTATCTGAATATACTGATAGACTAACTGGAACAGAGGGTGATTTAACATCACAAGATGTAACAGGTTTTCCTAAGTATTACGCTATGTTTGGTGGAGCTACAGGTTTAACGGATACCACCTCAGGAGGGTTATATATAGCCCCTACACCTGATGCTGCTTACAAATTTAGAATATATTATAATAAACAAACAACAGGACTATCAGCCACTAATACGACAACATATCTAAGTAATTACTTTCCACAAGGGCTATTGTACGCGTGTTTAGCAGAAGCATTTTCTTTTTTAAAAGGTCCAATGGAGATGTTGACACTGTATGAAAATAAGTATAAAACATCCATACAACAGTTTGCAGGAATGCAAATTGGGAGAAGAAGACGAGACGATTACACTGACGGAACAGTTAGGATACAAGTCAAATCACCTTCACCGTAAATTAACAAGGGGAAAAAATTATGGCAATAACATCAGCAGTATGTAACAGTTTTAAAACAGAAGTTTTACAAGCGTTACATAACTTTACAGCATCATCTGGAAACGCTTTTAAATTAGCTTTATACACAAGTTCAGCTACTATAAATAAAACAACAACAGCTTACTCAACAACAAATGAAATAGCTAATACATCGGGTTCAGCTTATACTGCAGGTGGTATAGCACTTACAAGTGTAACCCCAGCTTTATCAACTGACACCGCGTGTTGTGATTTTGCAAATGTATCTTTTACATCAGCTTCATTTACAGCAAATGGTTGTTTAATATATAACGATACAAATGCTGATAGAGCAGTTTGTGCAATTGCATTTGGTGGAGATAAAACTGTAACAAGTGGAACTTTCACAATCGAATTTCCAGCAGCAGACGCATCAAACGCTATACTTAGAATAGCATAAGGAGTCACTCCTTATGGCTAATACTTGGAATCAATCCGGTACAACCTGGGGATCAAATCAATGGGGCGAACAGGGTCCTACTGTAGTTTCTTTAACAGGTCTAAGTACTACTTCAAGTTTAGGTAGTCTAACTTTTACAATAGATGTCAATGTAGGTTTAACAGGACTTTCAACAACATCTTCAGTTGGATCATTGTCTCCAACAACTAGTCTTTCACTAACACCGACAGGACTTTCAACAACTTCTTCAATTGGATCATTATCTCCAACAACCAGTCTTTCACTAACCCTAGCAGGACAATCAACATCTTCAGCTGTAGGATCTATTATTTCTGAAATAGGAGTTCCATTAACCGGGGTTTCTGCTACGTCTACAATAGGTTCTTTAATTGTAGGAATAGGAGTTCCATTAACAGGAGTTTCGTCAACATCATCTGTTGGTTCTGTATCAGTTGAATCAAACGAAGAAGCATTATTAACTGGTCAATCAGCAACTGCTACAGTAGGTAGTACAATTATATTTGCTGGAACTGAATTAACTCCAGCTGGGGTACACGCAGATTCAGCAGTTGGATCATTGTCTCCAACAACTAGTCTTTCACTAACACTGACAGGACTTTCAACAACTTCTTCTGTAGGTTCAATATCACCTGCCGATGTAATGGGTTTAACAGGTCTTTCAACAACATCTTCAATTGGATCATTATCTCCAACAACCAGTCTTTCACTAACCCTAGCAGGACTTTCAGCAACAGCTTCTGTCGGAGCCTTGGTTCCTGAAATAGGAGTTCCATTAACAGGAGTTTCAACAACATCTGCAGTAGGTTCAATTTCTCCTTCAGATGTAATTGGTTTAACAGGAGTTTCAGCAACATCTAGTGTAGGGAACATTATTACACTTGGCTACCAAGATGTTGACATAGTAGGAAATACATCGTATACAGATGTAACACACGTAGCTTAGGAGAACAAAATTATGGCATCAACATTTACAGACCTTGGTTTAGAGCTAATGGCAACTGGTGAAAACGCCGGTACTTGGGGAACAAAAACTAACGCAAATTTAAGTTTAATCGAACAATTAACAGGTGGTGTTTTAAGTTTAGCTGTTGCAGGATCAGGGACTACAGCTTTAACTATTGTAGATGGTGCTTTAACAGGTACTGCTCAACAAAGAGTTATAGAATTAACAGGTGCTCTTACAGGATCAAGAATTTTAACATTTCCTCTTCTTACAGAAACTTTTTACATTATTAAAAACGGAACTACTGGTGCAGAAACATTACAATTAAAAGCTGCATCCGGTTCAGGTGCAACTGTTACTTTTTCAACAACCGACAAAGGATACAAACTTATCTATCTTGATGGTGTTGCAACAAACACCGGAGTTATTGATGTTGGAATGGCAACCATTACTGGAACACAAACTTTAACAAACAAAAGTATTGATTCTGACAACAATACAATTACAAATATTGTAGATGCAGATATTAAAGCTAGTGCTGCAATTGCTTTTAGCAAAATGGCAAATTTAACAACATCAAGAGCATTGGTTTCTGATGGTAGTGGAGACGTTTCTGCAGCAACTACTACTAGTACTGAAATAGGCTATGTAAATGGCGTGACTTCAGCTATTCAGACACAAATAAATACTAAAACATCAACAGGAAAAGCTATTGCAATGGCAATGCTTTTCGGGTAAAAACAATATAGGAAAAAATTATGGCAAATCCAAATTTAGTAAACGTAACATCAATAACAGGTGAGTCAGTTACTCACGCATTAACTACTACTCTTACAGATGATATTTTAGTAGCCGCTTCAGATACACTTGTAAAAGTTAACAGTATTATAGTAGGAAATATTGATGGATCATCATCAGCAAACGTTTCACTGTTTCTAAAAAAATCAGGTGGATCAGCTATAGCATTCGCATCAACAGTAGCGGTTCCAGCAGATTCAACTTTAGTAGTCATAGATAGAAATTCAGCCTTATATCTTGAAGAAGGTGACACCTTAGAAGGTGGAGCAAGTGCTAATGGCGATTTAACTTGTGTTGTTAATTTTGAAATCCTAAACGACGCGTAGGGGGTAATCCATATGTCAGATTTTATTGGCACAATTGGAGGTCAAGTAAGCAACGGTGGTGTTGTCGGTCCTGAAAACGGAGGATCAGAAGTAAACCTTCCAGATATTATAAGTAATTTTACATCAAGCGGGACTTGGACTAGTGATTCTAGATATACAGATTTAGAAATTGTAATGGTCGCTGGTGGTGGATCTCAAACCTACACAGATGGATCATCAGGCGGAGGCGCAGGAGGCATGATTATTTCTCCAGCTACATTTACTTCTCCACAATCCCCTTCACCTATTACAATCGGTGGCGGTGGAAGCGATTCAGCTTTTCCAGGTGCTTCATTAACTGCTAAGGCCGGTGGTCAAGGTGGTGGATATGCTAGTACTGGAACTACAGGAGGATCCGGTGGCGGAGGCGGCCGGGGACAAGGTGGCTTCGGAGCAACTCAACCTTCACAACCAGGTAATTCAGGATCTTTTGGATTTGGAAACTCAGGCTCAGGAAGAACACCACAAACTTATGGTGGTGGCGGAGGTGCGGGAGAATCTGGCGGTACGGACAGTCAAGCTGCTGGTGGTGATGGTAAAACAATTCCAGGCGGTTTTCCAGATTCAGGAACTTTTTTAGCTGGCGGTGGCGGTGGCGGTGGCTTCTCTGCATCTCCAGGCCCAGGTGGTCAAGGTGGCGGAGGCGGAAGAAATCAATCCGGACAAGCTAACACTGGCGGCGGTGGAGGAGGAACTTCTCCAGGTCAATTTTCAGGAGGATCGGGAGGTTCTGGAAGAGTTATAGTAAGAGAAGTAGGTTTTACACAAACTAATCCACCAGTGAGTGGTATTTGGTCTAGTAATGATGTTTACTATTGGGTAACACAAGGGCTATGGTATAATTAATTATGGCAAATTTTTGTGAAATAGATTCAACAACAAATGAAGTTAAAAGAGTTTGTGTTGTTGATAATAATGTTGAAACTTCAAATGGTCCTTTAGGAGAAAATGATAAACACGAAGATGGGGTAACTTGGTGTAATAATTTTTGGGGAACTGACAACAGTTATTGGTTACAGACTTCTTTTAGTAGATCTTTTAGAGGAAGGTATGCAAAACCAGGAGATATTTATCTTGCTGATGAAGATAGATTTGTAAACCCACAACCTTTTCCTAGTTGGCTTAGAAATGATTATACAACTCTGGATACATTAGATTGGTTACCACCAGAAGGTTTTGTACCTGATAGTGGTCAAAGTTATACTGTAGGTGATGATACATTTTGGTGGGAATTTAATTGGGATGAAGATTTAGTAACTTGGAAAGGATCTAAAGCAGATGACCCCAGTGATGATAACTATTATAAATATAACTTTACAAGTAATGCTTGGGAGGTTATAAGTTAGTTATCATTTTAGAAAGATATTAAATGTATTTAAAATATAAGTATTGGTACTTCAAAAACCTTATAAGTCCAGAAGACTGTAAAAAAATAATTAAATTAGGTGTAGATAAAAAATTAGGTTCCGGCACAATAGGAATGCAAAAAAATAAAAAGAAAGTAAATAAAAAAATTAGAGATTCCAAAGTAACTTGGTTAAAGGATCAGTG